GGTGACGATCAATCCGGATGTGGTGTCCGACGAGGACAAGACGGAGCTGCGCGCCCTCGGCTTCTTCCCTGATGATGAATACTGCGAGACATTCAAGTCGTACCGGTTCGGCAGTGCATAAGGAATTTCAATGATCAATCTCAAGCCACACATCGACATGCTGGGCCACAAGGTCCGCTGCCGCGTCACCGGATTCACCGGCGTCGTCACCTCCATCTCGTTCGACCTGTACGGCTGCATCCAGGCAACCGTGCATCCTGGCCTCGGTGACGATGGCAAGTTCGGCGAGGTCCATTGGTTCGACGTCTCGCGCCTCGAGTTCGTCAAGGGCAAGGCATCGAAGCCCGTGATGGATCCGCCTGAGTTCGACTGGACTCCTGAGATCGTGGTCGCTGGCCGCAAGGGCCCAGCTGAGAAGCCAGCCGGCAAGGTCTGATGAGGCTCTCCGCCACATCGAAGGCTCTCGTCGATCGTCTCGCGAATGCGGACGACGAGGCGCAGCGCCAGCTCGCCAAGACGAAGCTTACGAGGCACATCGCCGCGTTGGAGTCCAGCTTGGCAACCACGGACACAGCGTACCAGGCTGCCGCCGCGAGGCTCCGCAAGGTGGCCCGCGTCGGGCGTCGCGACCGCATCCAGAACGACCAGCAGCTGACATCGCTGCGCCGCCGCGTGGCGTCAACGTAATCACGAGGGTTTCAATATGAAGGGTTTACTTTTCGTCGGCAGTCTGATCAGCCTGCTCATCTGTTCGATCATCATGATTGTCCTCAGTGTTCGCATGAACCAGGACATGGGCGGCTACCTGGCGCGAGCATCGCACGCCAACACCATCGAGATGGCCGTGTCAAACCTGGAGCCGGCGATTGCGTACATCGAGCAGCACCGGCTTACCGACGGCTACACCTCGGTGCTCTGGCGCACTCCGGACGAGGACATTGGCTACTGGTACCAGAACCTCAAGGCGTCAATCACCGAATTGCAGGGCATTTCTCCGGATTCCAGCCTGCTGGAGCGCACGAACGTGCTCATGAAGCTCCGCGAGACCCTGACCAGGGACAGTGGCGAGAGCGGCACGAGCATCGTGGTCCCGGACGGACTGTCCAGGTACCCGAGCAACACGCTCTTCGGGTTCTGGTTCTGGCTGTCGTTCCTGCTATTCGCTGGCACCGGGATCGCGTTCCTCGTCGAGTATTGATATACATCGGCGACCGGGCCGTGTATAATGGCCCTGATGAGCGGATCTCCAGAGGATAGACATGGCCCTTATTGACCAGGATCGTTTCAAGTACCTTCTGGACTTCGAGAAGTACGCTCGATTCATCGCCGGCACCTTCAAGATCGAGGTCATCTTCGATTCCGTTGAGGCCAAGACCGACGGCAACGTCATCTACCTCCCGAACATCGCGACCATGTCGGCCCGTGAGGTCGACATGCTGTACGCCATCCTCCTCCACGAGGTTGGACACATCAAGTACTCCACCTTCGACCGTGAGTACTTCGAGCAGCTCAAGACCCAGGCGCACGCCTTCCTCGCCAACGCCATCGAGGACGCCCGCATCGAGAACCTGCTGATCGGCGAGTTCGACGGCGCGCGCGACATGTTCGACAAGCTGTACTGCGACTTCACCAACGACAAGGCGTTGATGAAGAAGGTGTTCAAGCACGACGACAAGAAGCCCAGCCTGTTCACGGCCCTCGGCTTCTACGTGCACAACGTTCTCGTCGACTGCGATACTCCGGAGCTCGAGGTGATCGTCGGCCCGCGCAACGCCGGGCAGATCATGAACTTCTGGAACGACTACAACGTCGACGACGTGCTGCGCCGCCACCGCCTCGCCACGCCGAACGACGTGCTGAAGATCACCAACGAGATCTACGACCTCTTCACCAAGATGGTCGAGGACAAGTCCGACAAGCTCAGCTACAAGAAGGTCGAGGATCAGAAGGACGCGACCAACGACATCCTCGACATGCTTGCCAAGGAGGCCGAGAAGGCCGAGGCGCAGATCGCCAAGCTCCGCGAAAAGGTCCGCGACCTCGACGCGCAAATCGCCGACTACGACGCCAAGCACCCGGAGCTCGAGGAGCTCGAGCGCACCGAGGCCGAGTACAAGGAGAAGGCGGAGGACGCACGCACCAAGTTCAAGAGCGCCCGCAAGGCTGACAAGGCCGGCTACCAGGCCGATCGCAACATCCAGCGCGCCGAGAGCCTGAACAAGCGACTCGACGCCCTCCAGGCCGAGCTGCAGGGTCTGCAGGAGACGCTCGACCGTGGCACCAGCGAGAAGACCGGCAAGCCGCTCTCGCAGCAGCGGCTCGAGGCGCTGCAGGCCAGGATCGACAAGAAGAACGACTCGATCAAGAATACCAACGACCGCATCGCCGTGCTGGACGCAGAGGCGCAGGACCTCGTGCAGGAGCGCGAGCAGCTGCAGGGTGCCATCGGCGCGGCGACGACCGACGATCTCAACAAGCTCGTGGACGAGGTCTACGGGAAGCTGAACGACGTCCACGGTCAGCTCACCAAGATCAACTCCGGCAAGTCGAACCTCATCGCCGACCGACAGAAGATCAAGAATCAGATGAGTGGCATTCGCGACGGCATCTCCAAGCAGGTGTCCAAGATGGTGCTCGACGCCGTCAAGGCCGGCCTCCTGCCCGAAGGCACCCTGCCGGACTTGAACTACGTCGAGGACTGGCCGGAGGCCGCAGCAGCGCAGGAGCAGTTCGACGAGTTCGCCTCCGATCGGCTCGGCGGCCTCGTGCGCAACGGCATGGGCGCCGGTCTGTTCGGCACCAACATCCGCGACATCGTGATCTACATCGATGCCACCAAGGCGGACGTCGACGCCATCGACGTGTCCAAGCTCTTCAAGGAGAAGCTGCAGGTCTCGAGGTTCGACGACCTCAACGACTTCGAGCGCGACTTCAACGATCGCGAGGACACCGGCGAGGTCGGCAACATCCGAATCGGGCGCGAGCTCATCCCGGTCACGACCCAGTACGACTCGGTTCGTCGCGAGACGTCGTCGACGGCGATGCCAGAGGTTGCTAAGCTGCTCGCCAAGAATGGCAGCTTCTACCGCGACCTCGAGCGCATCTTCCAGAAGAAGTTCAAGTTCGCCAAGAAGGACTACTGGCGCGGCGGCAAGGAGGAGGGAGACCTCGACGCCCGCAGCCTGTGGAAGATTCCGACCGGGCAGGGCGACGACTTCTATGAGAGGAACGAGCGCAAGCCGATCAACAAGACGATCGCCTCGATTCTCGTCGACATCTCCGGCTCGCAGAACAAGGAGGACACGGACTACGGCAAGCGCATCCAGGAGCTCGTCCTCGGCCTCTCCACCGCCCTGGACAAGGTCTACATCAAGCACGAGATCCTCGGCTACCACGCGCCGGTCTGCTCCGCGATGAGCGACATGAAGGCCGCGGCGTCCTACGGCCGCAAGAGCAACCGGCTCGAGACGGTCGTGTACAAGGAGATGTCCCAGAAGGACAAGTCCGGCATCATGAACATCCTGCCGCAGCTGACCGACAACTCGGACGGCGAGTCCATGCGAGTCGCGCTCAAGCGCCTCAAGAAGGAGAACGCGAAGTCCAGGATCATGTTCGTCATCAGCGACGGCAAGCCGATGCTGAGCAACGTCGACATGGACCTGCTGGACAGTGACTTCGCCTCGGCCATCGATCAGGCGAGGCGCGACAAGGTTCAGGTGGTCGGCCTGGGCTACTTCGACCAGCTGCGCTATTTCCTCGGGGAAAGATTCTGCAATGCGGGCAACGAACGTGGCATAATCGAGTTCTTCGATCGGACGAACTTCGGAGTTTAGAATGACAGCAATCTGGTTCCTCATCATCGTCGCGACCAGCCCGTACGAGGGTGGCACCTCCATTGAGAAGGTGAAGATGGTCAGCCGCGAGCAGTGCGTCGAGCAGGCCAAGTTCATCAACAGCGGCCCGCTCAGCCTCCAGTCGAAGGGACCTGTGCCATTCCTCCTGACCAAGGCCGCCTGCGTCCAGGGTGCCGGCTGATGGTCAACATCACGCTGCTGTGGTACCTGCTGGTGCCACTGTTCCTGTCTGCACTGACCATCATCTTAGTCAGGAAGTGGCAGCCGAACATCGAGCTCGGCCAGATCATCGGCCTAACCGCTGGCGGTCTGGTCATCAGTTGTCTCATCATGACCGGCGCGTTCTACGCGGGCAAGGGGTCGAAGACCGGTGACACAGAGATTCTCAACGGCGAGGTGATTCGCAAGGACCGTGTGCACGACTCGTATGTCCGATCGTACCAGTGCAACTGCTACACGACTACGGACTCCGAAGGCCACTCGACAGAGCACTGCTCAACATGCTACGAGGATCATTACACTGTTGATTGGACGTGCTCCACGAACATCGGCAAGTACACCATCAAGGCGCTCGACGAGACGTCGAAGCGGGTCTACAACTCGCCGGATCCGCAGCGCTGGGTCATCATCAAGCCTGGCGATCCCGTGTCGGGCAGCCACAACTACACCAACTACATCAAGGCCGTGCCTGAGACCCTGTTCCGCCCGGCATCGGAGAGCATCAAGGCAAAGTACGTCGGGCAGTTGCCGGCATATCCTGGCAGCGTGTATGACTTCTACCATGTTGACAGGGTCCTGCCGGTCGGCGTGCGCGTGCCAGATCTCAGGGCTTGGAATGACAAGTTGTCAGAGGCGCTCAAGAAGCTCGGCCCGCAGAAGCAGGCCAACGCCGTGATAGTGCTGACCAAGTACGACAGCGACGACTACTTCTTCGCACTTCAGGACGAGTGGAAGAATGGCAAGAAGAACGACATCGTGGTCGTGGTCGGTGCGCCGAATTTCCCAGCCAAGGCCTCCTGGGTGAGGATCATGGCCCTGACGCGGGACGAGATCTTCCAGGTCAAGCTGCGTGACAGGATCCAGGCCATGGAGACGCTCACCGCCGACGGCGTGGTCGAGGCGATCCGCGACGAGGGCTTCGCCACGTTCAAGCGCAAGTCGATGAAGGATTTCCAGTACCTGGACGCCGAGATCGACCCGCCGGACTGGCTGATGAATTTGATGTCCACGCTCATCACGATCGCGTATGCCGGGTTTCTCATTTACATATATCGGCAGGGTAGACTGAACAGTTACGGCATGCCGAGATATCGGCGGTATTGATTAGTTTCAACATAGTTTCAACAGGAGAATGAAGATGAAGTCGATGCAACGTGGAAGCGGCCTGGTGGCCGTACTTGTGGTGCTTGGATTGCTGGTGGTTGTGGGCCTGACGATCTTCGGATCGTACGTGTCCGCCAACAACTACGGCGTCACGATGGAAGAGCAGCTGAAGGCCGCTCAGACCGATGCCAAGAACGTGTACGCTCAGTACGGCCAGAAGGTCGCTGAGGTGGCGCAGGTGCCGGCGATGTACCGCGATGACCTGACCAAGGTTGTCACCGCCGCGATCGAGGGTCGCTACGGCGAGGGTGGCTCGAAGGCCGTGTTCCAGATGATCCAGGAGCAGAACCCGTCGCTCGATCCTTCGCTCTACGTGAAGATTCAGCAGGTCATCGAGGCCGGCCGCAGCAACTTCGAGAACGCGCAGCGCCGTCAGATCGACCTGACCCGGCAGTACAAGACGAAGCTCGGCTTCTTCTGGAGCGGCTTCTGGCTGAAGACCGCCGGCTATCCGAAGATCAACTTCGATGATTTCAAGATCATCACGACCAACAAGGCCGAGGCGGTCTTCGAGGCCGGCAAGGAAGAAGGCCCGATCCAGCTGCGCTGATCGTGTAATCCCAGGTCGGCATGCGCTATAATGATCGCATGCTGACTCAGGGGCGATGATGACGAAGACAGTAGATCAAGACGCACGCGCCTTCCTGACCAAGATTCAGAAGGGCAAGGATCTCAACAAGCTCAAGGCGGGGCTGCTCCCACCGGGGCTCGAGGATCGCAAGAACGTGCTCGACCTGAACATCGCCATCGGGCTCGACGTGTCCGGTAGCATCTCGCGGCAGGACTTCAACAAGTTCATGGCCCAGCTCGACGCCATCAAGGGCCTGAGTCGGGTGAAGGTGATCGAGGTCGACACCCAGGTCGTCGCCATGTACGACTACTACAAGTCCGGCAGCGGTGCCAAGATTGCCAGACTCGGCGGTGGCGGTGGCACAGTGTTCGCTCCGGCATTCGCAAAGTTCAAGCAGCTCAAGCCGGACGCCATCCTGTTCATGACGGACGGCGACGTGGCTGGAGAGTGCGCAGCTCCCGGCATTCCGACCGGGTGGATCATGACCAACGATCGACCGCCGCCCTACGGGTTCGGCGAGGTCGTCGTGAGACTGAGGTAACCATGCAACTGACCGACAAGACCACGATCCTCTCTGCGGCGGAGCTGACCCGCCTGGGCTACCGTCGCGTGAGCAACGCGTACCAGCACGTCTCCAGGATCGATCGTGAGGACTGGATCCTCAAGCTCGCCGCACACCTCGACCGCGCGCCGGCCGACCTGTTCATCGTGCACGAGCATCGCGAGGGACCCGGCGTTCACTACCGCGTCGGCAAGCGTGTGTCCGGCGGATGGTGCGACTACTACCGCCGCTGCCTGTCGAAGGACACCCTGACCATCTCTGACCTCGCCACGTTCCGTGCCATCCCAGGCAGCGGCCACGACGACTGTGGCTACGTGGATCCAGAAACGAAGATCGAGGCGCTGCACCGAACAGGCCTGTGATGGATCTCGACGGCGACGCACCCAAGGACGGGGTGCTATTCCAGGAGTACCTCAGGGACCCGTTCTGGATGATCGTGGCGTGCTCCCTGGTCAACCTGACCAACTGGAGCAAGGCCAAGTACGCCCACGCCGAACTCGTGGAGCGATACCACGACCCCTATGGATTGGCCACCGCGCCAGAGGACGAGCTGCAGGAGATACTGCGACCGCTCGGCCTGTGGCGCAGGCGGACCAAGTCTCTGTACGCGCTTGCTGGAAGGTGGCTCAAGGACGGCCCACCGAGGTCGGCGAGGGACGTGTTGGATCTGCCTGGGTGCGGCCAGTATGCCGCCGATAGCTGGGCCATCTTCGTGGATGGCAGTCTCGACGTCTATCCGTCGGACGGGAAGCTGAGGTGGTACCTCAGCCGTTTAAGAACTCGTTGAGGACGTTGATCTTGGCCTCGAGCTCGACCTTCTTGGCCTGAAGGATCGCCAGGGCGCTGTCCACCGCGCCGACGCCGTTGTCGTTCACGTACATCCGGATGTGCTTGCCGCTGCTGAGTTCGGTGATTGTGGCCCGCGTGAACTTGTGCTCGTCTTGCAGGTTCTTCAGGTACTCCGGCGAGAACGTTTCCATTGCTTTCTTCCTCTGGCGCGATTGTTGTAGCCATTTTATCATGATCTATTTATTTGTCGAATCCAATAGGATTTCTGGGATAAATATCCTATTGGACGAGGATATCAAATGAATAGCACCGAATTGATTCTGGATGGCCGCGGAATGACCGTCTCGATGGTCAAGAACGGCACAGTTGGGACGATCACCTGGACCCTGCCGCCCCAGAAGGTGGCGTATGCTGGTGCCGTGGTGTTGCTCTCGCCCCAGAAGCTCACGATGGCCGAGCAGCCGATCGATGGCACCAGGTACATGGCCTCCACGGTGTATGGCACCCCAAACCCGACGGACGGCATGATCGGCGGCGCCCAGGTCGTCGCAGCCTTCTACGGCTACTTTGGCGATGACATCGACCAGCTCACGGTGGACGTCACCGGCCTCGACGCCAACACGATCTACTATGCCTCGGTCCACGCCGCCTCGGGCATTCTCCAGTACTACAAGAAGGGTGTACAGTCGTACGTAGTCGAGACGACGAAGAACAATATCTACACCGGCTCGATCGAGCGACACGATCAGGCATGGCGCGACGACCCAGCCAACCAGATCCCGGGCAAGGTATACTACGACGTCAACGACGGCGCGGTCTACGTCTGGATAGAGGACGCCAGCTCCGAGGGCGGCGGATGGAGCAAGGCCGGCGATAACATCATGACCAGCAATGGTCAGCCGAGCATCGACATCGCTTCTATCTTCAATATCCGCGGCCTCGAGGACCTGTGGTTCTTCAACGGCGTGGAGTGGGAGGCGGCCGACGGCAGCAACATGCGCACCAGGATGCGCGATGGTGCGTGGCAGCCGTTCCAGGGAATCATTCCGGTCGGATCGTATCCGGCCGACGGCCTGCCTGGCCAATTCGTCTGCATCGACATGAAGGCGAGCGTCGCCGCGCCGACGACCTCCTACATCAAGTACTGCGACGACGTCTACATCGCCGGCGAGCAGCCGAAGTACGCGAACCCATCACCAACAAATGTTCAGGTGTGGATCAATGGGCAGTGGGTGGCTATCAAGCCGTTCTCGTACAACAGCCACATCGGCCAATCCGAACTGCCGACCATCCCTGAAGTCGGCGACTTCTTCTACAACAAGACGACCCGGAAGCTGCTCACGTGGGTGGGTTCGACCTGGGTTGAGGCCAACACCAGCCAGGAGGGCGACCCGTCGACCATCAAGTTGGACGTCGGCACGGATGGCACCGATGAGGCCTTCAAGAACCTGCTGAAGGACGTGAAGACCAAGCTCGGCTACCCGAAGGTCTGCGTCGAGCTCGACGAGGATCACTTCATCCTGGCTGGCAGGAACGCGATTGCCAAGTTCAGGCAGCGCGCTGACAATGCCTATCAGCAGGCATTCGTCCCGTTCACGATCATCGGCGGCTTCACCGAGGGCCAGGACACGTACTACCTCAACGACCCGCGCGACGGCACCGACCGCATCATCAACATACTGAAGATCCACCGCATCAACCAGCTCGGCATCTCGTCGCTATCGGCGGAGACCGGACTGTACGCGCAGGCGTTCTACAACCAGCTCTATCAGGGCCCGAACATCGACGTCACGAGCATCTGGCTCGTGAGCCAGCTCTCCGAGCTGTACGAGAAGATCTTCGCCGGCAACCTGATGTTCACGTGGAACGAGGCGCGCCGTGAGCTGCGACTCATCCGCCGCTCGAACCTGAAGAGCGAGCGCGTTGTGCTCGAGGCCGTGCTCGAGAAGACGGCGCAGGAGCTGATCAAGGATCGCTATGCCTTCAACTGGCTGCAGGATTGGGCATACGCCGAGGCCATGGAAATGCTCGGCCAGATCCGCTCCAAGTACACCTCCGGCCTCGCGTCTGCGTCCGGCAGCCTCGGCCTCAACGGCGACCTGCTGCTCACTCGCTCGACTGAGCTGAAGACCGAGCTGCTGCGCCAACTGAACGACTACGAGGTTGGCAACGGTGGCGCCGAGTGGGGCGCAGCGTTCTTGATAGGGTGATGCATGGCAGATAACACTTGCCCACCTACTGGCACGGTCCCAGCCAACTACGATACCACACCGCCGGTGCACAAGCTGTGCGTCGGCACGATGGACTTCTCATCGTCTGACAGGGATCGCTGCGCGCAGAATGAGGTCATTCTCCAGGAGAGCTACATCGCCGAGACGATCAACATCTCTGGCGCTGAGGTCAACGTCTACAAGCTCATGGGCGTGCACCAGCAGGACTCTTCGTCCGTGCTGCCGAGTGGCGAGATCTTCGTGTCTCCATCGCCCGGCAATCCAGCTACTAACATCAACGTCCTGCCGTGGCAGGGATATGAGGTCGGCGCTGCGGCGGTCAACAACACATACGTGGGTGTGGACTTCGGCTTCAGGTCTGGCTACGGCCCGAAGAAGGCGAAGCTCATCGACGTCGGTGCTGCGATCATCACCCAGTCTGCGACGCCTGGACAGTATGCCACCGCGCTGAAGGTGGAGATCGCCGACGGCACGTGCGTCATCAAGAGCATCCTCGGCACCGGCAACGTCGGCAACGGCTCGCTGATCGATGTCTCGGTCGGCGTCAATGCCATCCCGACGATCGTCTACGCGACCGCGTTGAGCGCGACGCAGTTCGAGGTCACGATCGACGTGCCCGGCGCATCTGAGCCTGTCGTGCTCGGCACAGCCACCGTTAGCGAGATAGATTCCAACTCCGGTCCGTCCATCATGTTCCGCTCGGAGCTGATCAACTTCGCCATCGCGCAGGGCTCGATGCCGTTCGTCGTCGGCGACCTGTTCATGATAGAAGTCGTGTATGTGTGGAAGCGGGCCGGCGTGTTCAAGGTCAAGCAGTCGCCGCAGCAGCAGGTGCTCAACCTCAACAGGACGCTGAAGGCCAAGGCCATCCGCGTGACGCCAGCTGAGATGCCGGCCGGATCCGTGTGGGTTGTCAACAAGTTCGACGCGCTGGCTTCGCCGGCGCCCGACATCTCTGGCATCCAGGATCTGTTCTACGGTGAGAACCGGGACAGGGACTACTCCATCGTGCCGGTCAAGATGAAGGTGCAGTACACGGCCGGCGGTGGCAGCACCGACCTCGGCAAGTTCGGCCTTGCGATGCTAGACCAGTACACGTTCCAGCTCAGCTTCTCCGACATGGTGCAGAAGCTCAGCCGTCCGATAGTGATCGGCGACATCATCGAGGTCATCCCGGAATTGCAGTGGGATCAGAACCTCAGGCCGGTGCGCAAGTTCCTCGAGGTGACCGACCACGGCTGGCACGAGGCCGGCTTCACGCCGAGCAACGTCCCGACCGTGTACAGGGTCAACGCTCAGATCGCCCTGCCGTCGCAGGAGACGAAGGACATCTTCGGCACGATCGACACCGAGAAGTACATGACGCCGGACAGGATCCTGACGACCGAGCTTGGTGACCAGATCAACACCGTCCCGCTCACCGTCACCGAGGAGATCATCAAGCTCGCCGCTGACATGGTCCCTGAGGTCGGCAGCGACGACGAGATCGCCGTCCAGGCCGTGCCGTACAAGCAGCCGGCCCCGCCGGTCAACGCCAAGGGCCAGGTCACAGCGCCGCCTAACAACCCGCCGCCGGTCGCACCGGTGCTGTGGGCTGATACGCCGCAGACGCCGGCGAAGCCGAGCATGTTCATCGAGGATGGTCTGCCACCGAACGACGAGCCGTACACCGAGGGCTACCAGCTGCCGGAGGCCACAGCGGCCACCGACGGCGACTACTTCAGGCTCAACTACCCGCCGCAGTACGGAATCGGCGCGCGGCTCTACAGGTTCTCGGCCCTCAAGGGTCGCTGGATCTTCCAGCAGCAGGATCGCCGCCCGTCGCAGAGTTCACTGAAGCCATCGGTCCGCGCGATCATGGCCTCCGCGGACAAGCAGACAATCACGAAGAAGCTGTAAATACTCTGAGTGTAATACGTAAAGAAGCCCATGAAAGTCAAGGAATTGCTGGAACAACAGGAGATGGACGAGGGTCTGAAGCACGCTGCGGCTGCTGCAGTCGCCGCCGCGTCTCTGCTTGGCCCAGCCAAGACCGCGCCGGCCGCTCTGCCGGCCGCTCCGGTGTCACGCATCGCCGCACCTGTGGCAGTCGCGGACAAGCCAGTCGTGTCGCCCCAGGCCGTGAAGACGGCCTACGTCCAGCCGGTCGTGAACAAGATCGCCAAGGAGTACAGCGTCGACAAGGACTTCGTGAAGGAGGTCGTCGCGCTCGCCCACAAGTATGCCCGCCCGACGTTCCCGACCGCGAAGGACATCCTGGCCGTCATTGCCGCCGAGAGCTCGTTCGATCCGAATGCGATCTCCCAGCTGAAGGACGATCCGGCCGTCGGCCTGATGCAGGTCCGTCCTGCCGTGTGGGGCAAGGAGCCGCACTCCCTGCTGGATCCTGAGGAGGCCATCAAGACTGGCGCGGAGATCCTCGCGAAGTATTACAAGAAGCTCGGCGACAAGGACGCGGCGATCGAGGCCTACAACATCGGCATCACCGGCTACCTCAACGGCAGGACGGCCGTGGCATACCTCGACAAGGTCCAGGACCGGCACGACCTGCTGTTCGGTGCCCTGTGAGCGCGTATCTCTACTGGTACCTGGTGACGGACACCGGTGACCTGTTCACGTCGTATCCTGAGCTCGCCTTCTACCGCGGGCACCTCATAGACATCACTAGATTGCCGACGGCGATCCATACCAGCATTGGCATGTACTCACTCGCATCGTGTCCGATCATGTGGAAGATGATCGGGCCGAAGCGCGACCTCAAGGACCTGGCGACGAGTGGGTGGGCGCAGCAGGCCAACGGCAAGACCCCGCCTCGCTCGCTGCAGATCAATAATTACAAGCTCATCAAGCCGGAGATAGACCGGTATAGGTTCGAGCGAGTCCACGGTGGCCCACGATGATCAACACGTACTGGTTCGACAATCAGCTCCGCGGATACCTGATCCAGTTCTGCAACATCTTCACCGGATTGAGGGTCAAGACCGGCGTCGGCGACGAATGCGACGCGTCGGATGGCTTCATCACCGTGCCGGTCAGGATCGGATCCAAGGACCGCGTGGTCGCCGCCATCGAGGCCGGCAACACCCAGAACAAGCCATTCTCCCTGCCGTCGCTGGCCGTCCACATGACCAACCTGGAGATGGCGTCCGTCAGGCACGGCGTCGGCGTCCAGGACAACCGCACGTTCCTGCCGAAGGGTGGCGTGTACCCGGACGACCTCAAGGTCGCCACCCGCATCATGCCGATACCGTACACGATGACCCTGGAGGTCACGATGTACGTCTCCAGCGCCCAGCAGCGCGACCAGATCCTCGAGCAGATCCTGATCCTGTTCGACCCGATCCTGCAGATCCAGACGTCCGACGCCGCCCTCGATTGGAGGAAGCTCACGACCGTGGAACTGACGGGACTGACGAACGAGGAGAACTACCCGCCGGCCGGTGATCGCCGGATCATCATGTGGACGCTGACCTTCAGCATCCCGATCCACATCACCGCCCCGATCGACGTCAAGAGGAACGCCGTCAAGGAGATCATCCTCAGGCTGTGGGACAAGGACAACTTCCATCCGGAGGAGATCCAGCCGGACGGCTCGACCGGCCCGTACGTCCCGGACTTCGGTGGATTCAAGGTCACCGCGGACGGCGTGGTCCCGATGCAGTACTCGCTCGGCACGGTCGCAGTTTCCAGTGGAAGCAACTCCCTCGTCGGCACCGGCACGTCCTGGATCTCCAAGGTCGAGGCCGGCGACATGCTCCAGATCCAGGGATACGAGAACGTCTACTACGTGGCGTCCGTCCTGTCCGACACCGGCCTGACGCTGACCACGAACTACGTCGGGGCCGACGACCCGGCCGCCAGGTACACCGTTACCAAGAACTTCACGCCTATAGCCCCCGCTGGCTAAGACCCCCTTATTTCCGCGGGTAACTCAGTTTTTTGATAAATATCTTCATGGTATTGAAGAACTCGCCATAGAGCCCCAGATACAGATAGGAGAGAACCCATGGCCTCATTAGTTTCAGCAGGAGTTAGCGTCACCGTAATTGACGAGAGCTTCTACATTCCAGCGGCCGCACCGACGGTGCCGCTCATCTTCGTTGCAACGAAGGCCAACAAGCTCCAGCCAGATGGACAGACGCTCGCAGCCGGCACCGCCGAGCACGGCGTGGTCCGCACGGTCACCTCCATCGGACAGTCTGTGCAGCTCTTCGGCGTGCCGCACTTCCTCACGGAAGGCGGACAGGCACTTCACGGCTCCGCGCTGAATGAGTATGGCCTCTTCGCGCTCAACCAGTTCCTCGGCATCGGCAATCTGGCGTACGTGGTTCGCGCCAACATTGACACGAGCTACGAGGCTGAAGAGTTCCTCAGCGTAGTCAAGACGAACGGCGAGTCCTCCGTGGTCGCGACAGACGTCGACTACACCGGCGTTGTCGCTAGCGACGGCGAGCTCATCGACATCGAGCTGCAGACCGGCCTCGACCTCGACGCAGCATCCGGCACCGACGGCATCGCGACGGAGACCATCACCGTCACCTTCACGTCTTCGACCGAGTACACCGTCACTGGCTCAGTGTCCGGTGCGATCGGCAGCGGCAGCGTCGACGAGGAGTTCGAGTCCAACATCGTCAACTTCGAAGTCGCAGCCGGCACCATCCCGTTCACCGTCAGCGACACGCTCACCTTCGACATCGTGTATGCCCCGACCACGTCGCCATCCGGCGCCGGCAAGGGTACCATCACCGACATCGAGATCGGCTCGTCCGCTCTCGTCGGCACGTACACCATCGCCATCGTGGCACCGACGGCTGGCCCACTCGTTCTCGGCGCCACCGGCCTCGATGACGCGGACCTCCCGGGTCCAGGCACCGGCTACACCAACGGCACGCACACCGACGTTGACCTCGCTCCGCTCGACTCCGGCTCCCCAGGCGCCGGCGCAAAGGCCACTGTCGTAGTGTCCGGCGGCATCGTGCAGAGCGTCAGCGTAACGGCTGGCGGCAACAACTACGCGGTAGGCGAGACCCTCACGGTCGTCGGCCTCGGCGGCACCGGCTTCGAGATCGTGGTCACCTCGATCAACGTCTCCGCGCCGACGAACTTCAGCGTCATCGGTCCGGGCAGCCCGCTGCCATCTGGCACGATCGGCTCTGACTACACGACCTCCGACGGCTACCTGAGCTTCCTGCTCGAGAGTGGCTCGACGCAGTACGCTCCTGGCGACACGTTCACCATCGTCATCGCTGAGAAGGTTCGCTACCCGATCGTCGGCGACACCGATGCCCAGCAGCGCGTCACGATCAAGACGGCCCTCGCCGCCGCGATCAACAGCAACACTGAGGTTCGCTCCGAGATCTACGAGTACAACCTGATCCTGGCCCCTGGCTTCCCAGAGGTCGTATCTGAGCTCGTCGCCCTCGCGACAGACGTCAACGAAGAGGCGTTCGTCATCGCTGACACGCCGATGAATCGTGACCCAGAGCAGGTCGCCACGTGGGCGATGACCTCCGGCAAGACCTCGAACCGCAACGTCGCTTACTACTACCCGCACGGCCTGGCCACGAACCTGGACGGCGCTGAGGTGGTCATCGCGGCCTCCGGCATCGCGCTCAGGACCTACGCCTACTCTGACAACGTCTCGTACGTGTGGTTCGCTCCGGCGGGCGCGCAGCGCGGCGTGGTCACCGGCGTGTCCTCCGTGGGCTACGTCTCCGGCGACCCGATCAACCCGACGACCTACGTCCAGGCCAACCTGAACCAGGGTCAGCGCGACAACCTCTACAACCTGCCGAAGAACATCAACCCGATCACCTACTTCCCTGGTCAGGGACTGCTGGTGTGGGGTCAGAAGACTGCGCAGGGTGTGGCGAGTGCTCTCGACCGCGTCAACGTGGTTCGCGAGGTCGGCTACATCAAGCGTCAGCTGCGCAAGGGTGCCTTCCCGTTCGTCTTCGAGCCGAATGACAAGATCACCCGCGACAACCTGAAGGCTGCGATCGATGGCTTCCTGAACCAGATCATGGCTCAGCGCGGTCTGTACGACTTCGTCACCCTGTGCGACGAGTCGAACAACACGCCGTTCGTCATCGACAACAACCAGCTCATCGCGGACGTAGCGCTCAAGCCAGTCAAGGCTGCTGAGTTCATCTACATCCCGATCCGCGTCCTGTCGACCGGCGCGACGATGCCTTGATCCGAGGGGTTCGTTAAGTAAGGGAGTCCAGCGATGGGCTCCCTTTTCATTTGCCGCATAGTATGATGTGTCCTCAGGAGGTATCTATGAAACTTCAACTTGAAATCCGAGCAGCCGAGGGTGGCGCCGACGCCAAGCTCTTCGTGGCTGACCTGTCTTCCGCGTACTCACGCATGGCCGGCAAATTCGGCTGAAAGTGTAACGTCGCAGAGAGCAGGCAATCCGATAAAGGCCTGCACCTAGCCGTCCTGGCATTCGAGGGCGACGATCTAAGTTCCTTACATAACGAGGTGGGTGGCCACCGGATCCAGCGCGTCCCTCCGACGGAGCGCAAGGGCCGAGTGCACACCAGCACCGTCACGGTCGCCGTGGTGGACGCGTCCTCGTCTGACTTCACAATAGCCGATCGCGACCTCGAGGTACAGTGGTACTCGGGCAGCGGGTCCGGCGGTCAGAACCGGAACAAGACGCAGAACTGCTGCCGCCTCATCCACCGCCCGACCGGCATAGTCCGGACCGCGCAGATGAGGGACAGGAGCTCGAGCTACACGGCCGCGCTGAAGGCCCTTATGGGCGACCTGAAGTCGGCGCACGAAGGGGCCAGGGCCCAGTCGACGAACGACGCCAGGCGTGACCAGATCGGCTCTGGGATGAGGGGCGACAAGGTTCGCACGTACCAATTTCAGCGCGACTCGGTTGGCGACCATCGCTCCGGGAAGGTTGCGCGCTGCAGGGACGTCATGCGGGGCAATTTCGATCTGCTGTGGTCGTAAGCGTGTTACAATGCCCGCATGAAAGTTGAGCACGTAAAGAAAGAGGGCAAGGATTACCTGTTCGGCGATAGCCCGGGCGCGGTAATCCTTTCCCGCATTCTTTATGAGCAGTACCCGCAGGACTTCAGGGCGGTGACGAAGGGCGTGCAGAACGTCGAGCGCCGCCTCAAGAAGTTGATGGACCTCGACGCCGATGCGCGGCACTGGCTGTACCCGATGGTGCACAAGTACATCGGCGAGCAGTTCGCTTCGGTGAAGAATCCGCGGGCGGCGAGCTTCGCCAGGAACATCCTCACCGCCTCGGCCCGCGAGTCTCTGCTCTGGGACAAGCTGTAGTGCAGGGTGAGACCTACAGCGTCGGCGACGAGGTCTACGTCATAGCGGACCACAAGGTCATCAAGACACGCGTCACGAAGGTCTCGCCGGTGACGGCTACGTGCCTCCTGCAGTATGGCGGCCTGATGCCGCACGAGGTCAAGTTCACGAAGGGCGGCGACCGGATCATCCACGCGTCGGTGCCATTCACGGCCGTCATGAGCCACAAGGGCAGGGCCTTCTTTGATACGGCCAGCTACCCGCACAAGAATAAGGTGGGCAGCCTGGGCCAGCATGACCTGACGGACTGGGAATACATTCGGTAGAAAATATCAGTTTACTACCCCACCCGGGTATGGCAAAATGCTCACACATTGTTTATTTGCGTCGAGGAAATCGCATAAATAAACGAGGCTGGATAAATATCTGGCAGATTAGCAAACAGTTTCGAATTGAGGTTATAATGTCTTCATTGAGTGCAAGAGTGACAACGATTGGTGGTTCAGGGCTCGGATATAGCCTGATAGCCGTGTCGTCTGCCGCCCTTGTCCCAGGTAGCCAGATGTAACCCTTGAGTAAGACTCAGATCTTTTCTCAAGGGGCCTCGAAAGGGCCCCTTGAACGTTTTCGGACCGCAAGGTCCAAACGCTGATTAGCAGTTCAGCGAGAACAAAAGGCGGACCGTTAAGATACCAGCCGGTGGCGCACCCTGAGGCTGGAGGAATGCGAGAGTGCGACAGTATTTTTGATGAAATATGGCCCGATCGAAAGGTCGGGCCATCTCATCCGCCCGATCCAGGTGAGGCGGCTGAGTATCGACCTGGAAGAATTCGCCCTTGTGTCTCATGCGAATTGGTACAGCTGCTGGACTTAAAATCCGGGATCTTGTGGGTTCGAGTCCCACCAAGGGCACCAGACACAAGGACATCGTTTCATCGGGAGTGTAGACCGTAATGGTTTCGAGACAGTCTGTAAAACTGTTGCCCATAGGGCCAACTTGGTTCAATTCCAGGCATTCCCACCACTTTCATCTCATCATTTATCACTGGCCCCATACCAGACGAGCCTTCTAATCTCGAGCACTGTAATTGGATCGATGCAGGTTCGAGTCCTGCTGGGGTCGCCAAGTTTGACTCCTAGTTTAAGGAGAACACACGGGAGTACCCGGCGTCCGACAGGACTTGGTGGTGCGGCGGTCATATCGTCGCGGAGTCAATTGAACCTTGTGGCCCATGAATGCACTTCGCAAGCCACCGCTACGCGTCACGGGTTGATGCGAGGTCTCCGACGCACCAAAGCACGGGGTTCGGGATCTTCCACAAATTCCTGGCGGAGTGCATCCGCCACCTATGCTGAGGGTCCCACTCACCCGCTCAGAAGAGCTAAGTGGATAAATGCTGAGGGTCCCACTCACCCGCCCAGACAGGGCTAAGTGGATAAATTCGGGGAATGGGCAGGGCACCCAGGAAATCCTTGCAAGATTTCAGCTTGATCGGTTCGAGTCCGATATTCTCCACCAACTTGATATAGCGGGATCGAACAACGGTAGGTCACTGTCCTCATAAGGCAGACATGGTGTGGTGTTCAATTCCCACTCCCGCTACCACCTTTTAGTTTATGCCCTCGTGGTGAAATTGGTAGACACGCCAGCTTGAGGTGCTGGAGCGTAACAGTGTGGAGGTTCGAGTCCTCTCGAGGGCACCAATTCGAAAGCAAAGGGGTCGTGACTCATTGTCCGCAAGGATGAAGAAGCCAGCGATGGTGGAGACACTGAACCCGACGCCCCAACGTTATAAACCTTCGCAGCCGCCGGTGGCCGGGTGCAATTGAAGAGACGTTGCGGACGCTACCAAGAACATGACCAGTACGCTGCAGTATAACCTGCTGAAGCCGGGGCTCACTCCGGACGTGGGAATCTGGTCGAAAGGGTTTACCCGTTCCTATGTGAATACGGGAAGATTACTCCAACGTACGGACCTGCAACATCTTATGATGCCGGCGTTGGGAAGAGAGGAGGTTGCAGTCCTCTTGAGAGATTCGCCCGGTTAGCTCAGCGGTAGAGCGGAATCCTTACACGGTTACGGTCGGGGGTTCGATCCCCTCACTGGGCACCAATATCTGACTGCTGTGGTGTACAGCCAAGCTGAAAACCGCCACAGAGGATAAGAGACCCTGCGGGTTGCAAACTGCGCGGTCGACAGTCGGACCAAATAAGAAGCGTCGATCTTCCTACCCGAAAGGGAGGTGACCCACACAACTCGTGGGTCTGGCAAATGCGGCGCACAATTCGTTTTGCAGTGATGTAGCTTATGGCCGGCGCGTTCTAAATCGCGTTAAGTGTTGCGTCGGCTCCTTCGATGGAAGATACGCGATTCGCCTGTCACTGCGATTTTAAGCACCATGGCTGTGCTTCGTGGAGTTAGCGGCCCCATGAAGAAGATGAGGATGGTGCAGCCGCAAGAACCTAACTCAACTCGTACCCGATCAGGGCACCCCATCAGCCGGAAGGCACAACATGTGGCCCGAGATCAGCCCAGGCATGAATGGGTGGTGCGATAGACGTTGGCTCCGGATGTGGGGTCAGCGCGACGAGAATATAAGCGACACCCCGCCGTGATACCTGCGTAAGGGATAGCCCGCCCACGGGTGCGAAATAAATGCAAAAGTCGGTAGCTCCGACAGGGACCCTCGCCGTGCGGCGACGAGGATTTCCCGCCTTTCGGAATGTAGCTCAGCCTGGTAGAGCGCTTGCTTCGGGAGCAAGAAGTCGTCGGTTCAATTCCGGCCTTTCCGACCAAATTCTGTTTCATTCGGGGTGTAGCTCAGCCTGGTAGAGCGCTTGCTTTGGGAGCAAGATGTCGCAAGTTCAATTCCTGTCACCCCGACCATTTTGGTTCGCTGCCACCGTAAAAGGCAGCAAAGTTTTGTTCGGTTGGAGGGTCTGGAAAACTTATCCGACAGAGTAGCAGTCTGATGCAGCCTTACCTTAGTGGGTTCGAGAGATCATCCTAGTTGCATTCCTGATGGTTAAAAGATGCGCGCTGGCCGAACAGATTCATTTCGCGGGTGTAGTTTAATGGTAAAACTCCTGCCTTCCAAGCAGACCTCGAGGGTTCGATTCCCTCTACCCGCTCCAATTTCATGCGGTATTAGTTCAGTTGGTAGAACACAACTTTGCCAAAGTTGAGGTCACCGGTTCGAGCCCGGTATACCGCTCCATCGCGACGTGATTGGCTGGTCACGTAAATCGGCAATTGCCTCCCCTCACCCGGGTACGTATTGCCTTGGCTCCTGGTCGTGCAGGGTTACTGGCACGTGCACCTGGTATAGACAGGTTGGGTTAGCGGGATACCCGAGATACAAGCCGCTAGCTATTCAAGAATTGTGGGCTCACTCACGCCAGGACAAACGGGCGGTCGTCGTGTTGTCGTAATAGGGGAACTGGTATACCCATCCTCGCAAGAGGTAGCATGTGCGGGTTCGAGTCCCGTCGACATTGGAGTGAGAACGCAGGACGGATGGAAATACGAGCTGTGTCCGCGGTAGCCGGCCACACTGTCCAGCTCTTCCATCCATGCGCTACCGCCTATTCGCCCAAGTGATGGAATTGGTATACGTGCCAGCCTCAAAATCTGGATCCTGTGGGTTCGAGTCCCACCTTGGGCACCAAGACGTTTCGGCAACTGGAAAGGTACGTCGCGCGGAGATGGCGCGGAAGGCACCAGCCACTCGTGAACCGTTAGCGAGGTCGAGACTGCATTTCATCGCTCCTTAGCACGGGTGTGCGGCTGGGCCTTATAGACCCGGGAGAGCTGCCAGATTAGCGGCAACGGCGAGGGTTCGAGTCCCCGAGGGAGCACCAACAATAACAACAAAGGATACCCATGTCGCCGCAAGACTTCTGCTATTGGCTCCAGGGCGTGCTCGAGGTTACCAAGCCGGAGCAGCTCGACAAGGAGCAGCTCGCCATGGTTCGCGAGCACCTGGACCTGGTCTTCACCAAGGTCACGTCCGTCCCGAAGGTTGAACCGGTGATTAGTCGCAGACTCTGCGCCTCCGGCACTGCCTTCGACAGCACCACCAAGATCTGCTGATCCGACCGGCCCATAAATACTCTCATGAGGAGAGTAGTCGGTCTGGTAGCTTCGGTACTTCTCCACCTGATCTTCCTGGTGGCCCTACTCATTCGTCCCGACCTTACCGGCGCCGGCAAGCCAGCGATGGCAGATCTCGAGGAGAACGTCATCCACATATCCATGATGGGTGACATGATCAAGCCGAAGGAGACTGGCGACGGAGAGTCGACCAATGACGACGAGGACCGCTGTGCCAATGGCACGAAGAAGTACAACGGCGTCGGGTTCATCTACAGCCGGGAGACCGGCATCATATCCGACGTGCCAGAGACGACGCCGGCCTACAAGGCCGGCATCCGAGAGTACGACGTCCTCATGAATCCGACCGACGGCGACCTGCCGCCCGGCCCGGCGACGATCGTCATCATGCGCTACGGCGTGTCGATGTCGTTCGTGATAGAGACGACCAAGATATGCTACGACACCGAGAAGACCGCGGGTCCTAGCGAGTAAATGCGAGGGGTGTTGGACGTTCGTCTACTGATGTAACGTGCCTCCGGTTAGTGGCCGAGAGGGCTTCAGCGGCTGCCAACATCTTTGTTCCTGTGGTGGATTCACTATCCTCCGTCGCGCCACATGCATGGAAAATGCGACACCTATTCCCAAATGCCGGGTTGGCTCAGTGGCGACAGCAGCTGTTTTGTAAGCAGCCATACAAACACCGGGAGTTCGAATCTCTCACTCGGCACCAGATTTTTTGCAACAGAGAAACATACCATATGAATATTTTAGTGTACCTTACCTTGGCCATCTTCATTGTCGCACCCGTCCTCATGTTCTACACATGGGGCAAGCAGGAGCTGCGCACACGGTTCAAGTTGAACATCTGATTTTCTTCGCGCCCTTAGCTCAGCGGTAGAGCGCTTCCTTGACATGGAATAGGCCGCAGGTTCGATCCCTGCAGGGCGCACCATTTTCGTTTTGTGCGGTTGTGGCGCAGTGGATGACGGGCCCGCAATAAGCGGGATGGATCTGCCCGAGAACGGCGTGAGCCTCGCGATGGTCTGCAGAAACACGCGTGGCGATATCCGACCGGGGTACGGCAGTGTAGGTTGGGTTCGATTCCCAACCGACCGCACCAGTTTTGAAGTGGCGTATAATGGCCACACGATTTGACGCAGAGTAGAGCAGCTGGAAGCTCGTGTGGCTCATAACCACGAGGTCGGGGGTTCAAATCCCTCCTCTGCTACCATTTTGGCTGTCTAAGAGGGTTCCTTAAAACATTTAACGGCAAATATTACTCTCCGACGCCATTTGACTTCCGACCCCTCGGGTGCTAACGTCCGTTGGGCGGATGATGAGTGTACAATGTTCGACTGAATGAGTTTTGGACGGGGCTCTCAGATGCCCCCACCTCCACCAATTAAGCGCAGTCATTTGCGCGAGTGCGGGGGTGACAGGATTCGACAGGGCTAGCTAGGAAGAAACGCACTCCGACAGGCGATCGTCGTAAATGAAGCGAAACAAGTAAACGCTGCAAATGACGCAGAATTCGAAATGGCCCTCGCGGCCTAATTCGAATGCGGACACCCGGTCCGTATAACCCAACGGTAGGGGGTGGGGCAACCCACCCCTGTCTAAGATTTACTTGGGTCGGCGCATCGGTTATAATGGCACATGGCGCGCGACTTACTCACTGGACGATACTTTAGGCCAGCAGCGAAATCCGGTCATCAGATAACAAAGGACAACGACTCAATGTCAATATTCCATGCGGAGACGCGATTCATCCTTCACGATCACGAGGCAGCCGAGTGGCAGCTCAGTCGGAAGAAGGGTTCGTACGTCGCTCTCTACCTCGAGCTTGAGGACCTCAACAAGTCGTTCGCGTTCCTCTGCGACGCGCTCAAGCTGACGGTGCATGCTGCCCAGGCCGAGTCCAAGTTCAACAGCAACGTGTTCGCGTACGACTCCGAGATGATGTTCATCTGCGGCGAGAACAACGTCCTCGAGGGCTGGGTCCACCAGGACCGCGCCGAAGAGGTCAATGCGATCGTCAGCAAGTTCAAGACGGCCGCGTCGTCTTCCAAGGTCAAGTGGTTCTTCAAGGACCCGTCCGGCCGCATCACGTCGTCCGACCTGAACCTCGAGGGATCGAACCCGCTCAACGAGTTCTACCCCTGGATGCACCAGGACATCGACTCGTTCGCCAAGGCCTTCCTGAAGTCCAAGGCCAACGTCATGCTGCTGCTCGGTCCTCCGGGCACCGGCAAGACGAGCTTCATCCGCCGGCTGATCCGCGCGATGAACTTCGAGACCTGGATCACGTACGATCCGGATGTGCAGCAGTCCGAGTCCTTCTTCATGCGCTTCGCGAAGCCGACGGCGGAAGACCGCTACGGCGACGACAGCGACGACACCAGCCCGCGTCTCCTCGTCATGGAGGACGCCGACACGATGCTCGAGGCACGCGGCGACGGCAACAAGCTGATGACCCGGATCCTCAACCTGGCGGACGGCCTCGTGTCGCTGCCGGATCGCAAGATCATCTTCAGCACGAACCTGCCGGGACTGACGAGCATCGACGACGCGCTCCTGCGCCCGGGCCGCTGCTTCGCGGCGATCAGGTTCAGGCACCTGACGAAGGCCGAGGCGTCCGTAGCCTGCCAGGCGATCGGTCGCGAGTACACCGGCACGTCGGACAAGGTTACGCTGGCCGAGGCCATCAACGGCGACGACCACAATCAATTAGGGGTGATGAAGATCGGATTCACCTAAGGATGCGACGCGAGTAAAGCCTGGTGCTCCCACGGGAGCTGGCAAGAGATCCAGGACAAGCATGATCCATCTCGCCGACATGAACAAGTCGTAAATGGTTCCGCGTGGTAGCCGCGTAAGAACTCCCTAATTTTGAATTCCTGTTTGGCCGTGCCTGGATAAAAACTCAAACGGCCATGCGTTGACGACGGGCGTACGCCTCGAGACGCATTTACACGGGACCATAGCTCAGTGGTAGAGCAAAGTCTTGATAAGGCTTAGGTCGTAGGTTCGAGCCCTACTGGTCCCACCAGATGTGAAGCGCGAAGTACAAGCGCGACGCTAGGCGGCTGTAGTATGACTACGTGAAGGTCGCCGGACGCAGGTAAGGCAAGTCAACGGAGAATGGGAAGCGTCATCGCTGATACCTCACCGGCCTGCAACTATTCGCCCGATTGGTGGAATTGGTAGACACGATGGTTTTAGATGCCATTGCGCAAGCGTGAGGGTTCGAGTCCCTCGTCGGGCACCAATGTTTTGGCATAGTTTATGAAGGTATAAAACGCGAGGATACCTCGAGAAGTCGGGATCATGGTCGCGACTGCCAAATCAAATTCGATTTTCGCCCCTGTGGTCAAACTGGTAAAGGCGCTCGGCTCAGAACTGAGAGATTTTGTGAGTTCGAATCTCACCTGGGGCACCAAGTTTGTGGAAGTAAGCTTAGAAGCAGCTACCTTTAATGAGTGACCCGCTGAAACGGTCTGTCGTGCATGACACTCCAAAGTAGGACGGATTGTAGCCACGACGATCGGCGGCGGCCGCCGCGTTCGATCGCACGATGCTAGCGTCTTCGGCGTAACAGCACACCACAATTCATTTCATGGCATGGTCCTGATACCGCTCGTATCCACATGCGGGTTCAGATGGCGCGGATACCGCCTACAGTGCCGCCAATTTGGAGACGTGGGAGAGCCTGGTTTAATCCGCAACCCTGGAAAGGTTGTTGGCCCGCAAGGGCCACGTGAGTTCGAATCTCACCGTCTCCGCCATTTACAAGTCGGGCATCGATGTGATATAATCTTCTCACTTATTGGGAGGATGACATGCACGATACCCCTTTGTTCTGGGCCACTATGGCATTAGTCGGCGCGACCTTGATTCTTGCGGGTGTTGCTGCCTGGGGCCTGATCTATACACCGAAGCAGGCTGAATCTGATCGTCAGAACGAAAGATGGATGCGAGCACTTAGTGTTATCTCCTTCTATAACTTTGGTTTTGGATCAAAGGTTCCATTGGAGTGGTCATCAGAGATTCACAACCTAGCCTTGTTACGGGATGTCAACATCAATCAGCTCAAGGATGCACTGCTCAGGCGCATTGCCGAGATGCCAACTCAGGGACTTGCTCCTGTCATAGGGGCTCATGAAAATCTAATACGGGCATTGGCTAACAGATTGGCTGTCGATCCGATTCCATTCTTACATGTCTATCAACCGCAGCATCTCGCGGATCGTGAAAAGCAAATTGACGCGGCCCTTGCGGCTATACCCTCTATGAGTCTTGGCGCCAGAGCTTCATTGGCTATGCTAGGTCTTGTGAAGAAGGTGCAGGCCAATGAAGATGGCTTTGGTGAACTGGTTGAGGCTGGGTTAGACGAAGTGAAAAAACTCGATGAATTTATTGCGGCTACGAAAAAATGACAGAGCCCAGCTACTGCTGCAACACCTGCTACGAGAAGTCTGTAGCGCGTGACATGTTCGCCGACATGTTCGGCCGCCGCATGATCCTGTGCCCGACGTGCGGCAACAAGCGTTGCCCGAAGGCGACGGACCACGGCAACACCTGCACGAACAGCAACGAGCCAGGACAGGTCGGCTCGAATTACTAATTTGGAGACGTGGGGGAGCGGTTTATCCCAGAACTTTGCTAAAGTTCCGGTCCCGAGAGGGACCCGTGAGTTCGAATCTCACCGTCTCCGCCAACTTTGGAAGCGTGGCAGAGCCCGGTTTATTGCACCTGTCTCGAAAGCAGGAGAC